GAAAGAGAGAGAGAGAGAAAGAATCAAGAAACTTAAAGAAGAAAGTGTGAGTAAAGGTACTTGTAATGTTTCGGAATCAGATTTGAAGGAAATGAGTCAAGAGGATCAATTTGAATGTAAGTATGGATTATCTTTTACTGATTTGGAAAAAGATGATCTACAATATCGTGATGCTTGTACTAGGTACACACATAAAGAAACTGGTGATAAATTTAAATGGTCATTCGTTGGTGGTGGATGGGAAGTTGTTTAACGAAGTTTAACGAAGTTAAGGAATGATGGAATCATGGAGCTATTGGCTAACATAATGATGGAATCATGGAGTTAAGTGATTAGCGGATAATTTGATTTTGAAAATCTGCTATTGATTCGTGTTCAAAATCTCTAAGATGATCGTCATTTGGGAATGGAATAAATTCTCTATCCCATATTTCTTCTTTATTATCTTCATTTCGGTATCTTGTTTGGTATTGGCGGAGTTTGCCATTTTTTGAGATACGGAAATACAATCTAACTGGTGGAGCCATTGGGTATGAATGGGGCATCCACGGACCCCATGAACAATTACAATTTGAGCAATTACTAGACATATTGTTATCTTATAGATAAAATAATAAATTTTTAAATTATAATTTGTGCTATAATTTCAAAAAATCTATTGACTTTTTGAAATTAACTTTTGGGTGTTAGCCCCTTTTCTTGAGCGTAATCGCTCATAGACACTTCGTGTCTAAAAAGGAGTTATTTAGTGTTTTTTGACGACACCAAAGTGTCCCTTTTTGGTGACATATCCAGCCTTAACTAAGTTATTGGATTTCTTCGCAGCGGATGAAGCTTTTTTGGAAACAATTTTTCCTCTCTTGTTGTACTTCAAGTCTTTCTTTCTTAATCCACCAGCGGTTTTGAGTGCGTTTCCATGCATAACTTGTGCTCTGGATCCGAATGTTTTCATTTTATATAATATTACTATGTTTATTATATAAAATCTAAAAAATGAAAGTGTTGTGAATATAATGATTTTTTCTACATTTATTTTTTAGACATTTTTTTTGCCATTTCCATGGTCTCCTTCTTGAAAGGAGTCATCAACTTTTTCAATTCATTGGCATGCTTTCTAGCTCTTGCACCAGCAGCCTTGTTTTTCTTCTCGACGAAAGTTTCGAAGTTTTCGACTAAGCCTTCCCACTCTTTTCTCATTTTTTCGAACAACATTTGTATTATACTATTGTCAAGAAATTTTTTTGCGTATTTTTGTATTTAATTAAGACTTAATATTTCTTTTAATTCATCTAAATTATTAATTACATGATCAGGTTCAGTAACATACGATTTCAATGTATCCCTACTACTATTTCCAGTCAACACCAAACAACTCCTAAATCCACTCTCTTCCGCCAATCTAATATCCGAATAAATAGTATCACCTATAAACATTACCTTATTCTCATCATTTATCTCCATACACTTCATTATCTTCTCCTTATGAATCGGATGTGGTTTACCAGTGCTATAACTTTTCGTCTTAATATTATAATCAACCATATGTAACATATGTTTTGGCATTCCCAAATTAAAATCTCCTTTACTAGACGGATCGGTTGTGTCAACACAAGTTGTTATTATCTTTGCACCATTTCGATACCACTCTAATATTTTATTGAGATGTCCGAATTTAATTTTGTTAACAGTTCCCACAATAATATACTTCCTATCATTTTCCATGTAATCTTCATATTCTTCTTCTAATCTGAAATTGTTGTATCTGGAGAGTTTACTGATTGCACTGTAAAGTCCGAGTTCTCCTACAACTGTTATTCTGAATTTTTCTTCTGGAAATCTTGTTATTTTTTTTTCCAAATAATCTTTTGCGGATAGTGCAGCGGTATAAAACTGGCAATTTTTAGGAACTAATAAACCTAATTCATGTAATTCTTCTTTTAATTCAGAAACTGAATAACGGCACTCATTTGTAACAATCATTGTTTTAATTCCACGTTTGGATAATGTTTCCAGAATATTTTCTGCGCCATTAACAATTTTGCTTCCTATTCTGAGAACTCCATCCATATCAAAAACAACACCTTCAACTTCCATTATGATAATAATTGATAAAAAAAGATATCACTGCAAACTTTTTTTATCACAATAAAATATAAAATGCCTAACTACAGATTTTATAGCAGAAGAAATGGATTTGAAGGAGGAACATCTCTCAAATATTTTCATTCAGGATTGATCGAGGATACATGTAATGAAAGTAGAAAATTTGTTGATAAATCAGGAAAAGAAATATTAAAGAATGCTTGTTTAGTTAGAAACGAATCTCTAAAGGACGAAATTTTAGAGATTGCAAAGAAACATCCAACATGGTATTACTATCCAGATGGAACGGAAATAAAGGACACTCGTATTTATTAAATATAGTCACATACTTCAGCTACAGATTTTTCAAAATCTTCTTTATTGACTATTAATCTGAAAGGTTTTCCACAACCAATTATTAAACCTTTTTTCACAACTTTGTCACAAACTTCTTTTTTTGCGTGAGGATTCATTTGTTTATTTGTTTTTTTGTAAACACCATGTCTGAAAATAGCACATTTAACATCATCCTTAAAAATTTGAACTAATAACTTGCAGTGAGGACATGTAATATAACAAACTTTTTTATTTGACATATAAATTTATTCGGATAAAAAGATCAATTCGATTGAAAAAATAAATATAGATTATTTACTTCATTCCAATTAATGATATTAAAAAAAGCTTTGATGTAACTATTGCGTTTATTTTGGTATTTAAGGTAATATGCATGTTCCCAAACATCTAGAGCTAAAATTGGAGTTCCATGTTTTATATTTTTTATTTTATACATAAATGGATTATCTTGATTGTGAGTTGTTGTTATCTCTAATTGACCTTTTTTATTTATAATTAGCCATGCCCAACCTGAACCGAAAACGGAAAGAGCGGCTTTCTCAAACTCTTCATAAAACTTTTTCATTGAACCAAACTTTTTTTCTATGACTTGTTTCAATTCTGGATAATTGTTAATATTACGTTTCTTTTTGTATTGTGTCATAATAGTCCAAAAAAAAGTGTGATTAAAATGACCACCTGCGTTATTTCTAAGAGCTGGTTGGCTTGTTGACTTGATTTTCTTTTGTAAATCTGGTAATAGAACTTTTTTTAATTTATTATCTTTGAAATATTTATTAAGCTTATCAACATAACCTTTGTGATGTTTCGTATAGTGTATTCTCATAGTTTTAGCATCAATATGTGGCTCTAACGAATTGTAATTATATGGAAGTTTCGGTAGTTTGTACATTGAAGATCTATATAATACCATACTTAAAAACTAAAAATTATATTATAATATAGTTATGGAAGAAAGTAGCATTATTATGAATAGTTCCGAATCAAAATTGTTATTGAAGCTTTATAATTCAATTCCAATTGATAAGGATAAGATTTCAGATGTTGGTGAACAGCCATCAAGTTATCAGTGGGAATTAGTGAGGCAGAATATTAAATATATTATTCTTTTTTTGGATAAGTTACAAATGTATATTGGAGAATTAGTGAGAGAAAATAAGGAAGTGTTTATGAGGAATAATTACAAGTTTTTTGTTGAAATTTGGGATGATTTTTCTGATGAACAAGAGTGTCAACGTAGCTATTTGCCATATTTAAAATTGTTTAAAATATTTTCATATTTAGCTAAGAATTTTGTGGATACTAATGGTGGACAATATGATTCGTTTTCGAGTTTTTATGTTAATTATTTTAATTATTTTAGGATGATATTTAGTGGTCATTATGATGATATTATTGATGCTTGGAATAATGAGTTGGAAAAAGGTTGTGGTTATAAATTGAGTCTTTTGGGTAATGGTGAGTTGATTGTACATGATCCTTCTTGTTCAAGTTTGCCAAATGAGTTGTTGGCTGATATTTATGATAGGTTTGATTATTATGTCCATACTAAGATTGGCGACAATAGAGTAGGGGGAGTTAAAAAAAGTACATCAAATACTCAAACAACACAGACAACAAGAGTGAAGGAAAATAAGTTGGATGAATTTTTGAATAATAGGAGTGTGAAGATTGCTTCATTAGCGTCTACGGTTCTTTTGCCATTTACTTTGGTGGGTACAGCTCTGTTTCTTCGTAGGAAAAAGTGATTTTTTTTATTTAAAACATTCATAATTAATTGTGTTAATTATGAATAACATCGAATTATTGAATGATCTAGGTTTTAATGGTAAAAGCAATGAAAGCGATAAAAGCGATAAAGGTAATAATAATGGTGATGTTAATGATAAGGAGGTAATTTCTTCTTTTGATAAGGTTTTGTTTCAATCGATGAAAAAAATATCGAAAGGCCATTTTTGTGTATTTGGGAGTAAACCTTTTAGGTATATGAACGGTAACGGTATTAAACTGAGATCTGACTGTGATATTATTTGTGATAAAGAGTTTTACATATTGTTTCAAGATTTGTTGAATGAAAAAACAATTGTTAAACTTTTTGAAGAAGTTAAGAATAGTTCTTTTGAAAATGAAATATCGAAATCTTTGTTGAAATTTAGTTGTATTCACAATTTTATTTCGTTAAAGGTTAAATTGAAAAATGACGTTTCATATATTATCGATTGCGTTGTTGTAAATCATGAACACAAAGTTGGAGATAATATTTTTAAATTGGCTCAACCTTTTGTATCTATGATAATGGGAAATATTGTTACGAAATATTCTCAAAACTTGATCTCTACAAAAACTTTGGTCTATGAATTGACTGATGATTTGAATTTCATTCCGAGGTACAGTCACAATTTGGTTAAATCTTTGTATCAACCTGATTATTACCAACCATCTATTTATGCTATTGTGTATATCATGAAGTTATATTTGAAGGTTTTTAATGAATATGGGTTGGACAATGATGGATACCAGATTTGTTCGAGAGAATATGTTAAACGTAAGGTTGAAAAATTGAATGGTCCAATGTGGAGATTTAAGAATAAAGTAAATGAAAAAAAGTATTTGTTGAATATTGAGAATAAAGATTGTGAGAAAATTTTGTTTACAATGATTGAGAATAAAATTTCATGGTTGACATTTGACACATCGATTATCTACAGATTTATGTTTTTTGACGAACTCATTAGATTTCCAATGTCGAATGACCTTGAATATTATCTCAAAAATCTCAATATGATTCCAAAATTAAATTGTTACGGAGATCTTTTAAAAAGATGGTTTTCTCTATTAAGAAGAATTTATGGTTCATCTGTTATTCATTGTTTTAATTTTGATTATATGAACTGTAATGATGAATATACATTGATAGAAGAGATTAAAAAACTTACAACATCGTTGAGAATATCTTTTAAAAAGTATTCAGATGATCTTGTTTGTCCCTTATGTTTGGAACAAATCATAGGAACAAGCCCTATTCATCTTTGTAATAATGGACATTGTTCGCATTTGAATTGTATTATTGAACAAGAGAAGAAATTACTTGTTGATATTTTGACAAGTTTGAACTTTGACAGGGAATATGGCGATTCAGTTGATGATTTTTGTAAATATCACTGTAGTTGTGGTGTTTGTAGAGACGATAATATGGATTTGAAATGTAATTTTACAAAAGGAAATAATCCGATGCTTCATGGAGCCTTTAGATCCAAGGAATACAATAAAATAGATAGTGATCCTAAAGATTTATTTATTGATAAATACACAAAGTTGTCGGTGAATACATCTCATTGTAATTTGACAACAAATTTTAGTGATTATTTCTTGAGAAAGATCAGATACTTAAAGCTTCTAAATTCGAAGAAAATAATTTAAAGAAAATCTTTATAAATAATATAATATGGAAGAATTTATAGAACATCAAGCGTTAACGCAAGTGAAGGATTTTGATGTTAAGTATTTAACGGTTGGTATGTGTGGTGAAGTTGGAGAGGTTTGTAATGAAATAAAGAAGATAGAGAGGGATGATGGTGGTGTGTTGACTGATAAGAGGTTGGAAAGGATTAAGTTGGAGTTGGGCGATGTTTTGTGGTATTATGTTGGAATTTGTAATACATTGGGAATAGATTTCAATGATATATTGGAGTTAAATTATAAAAAATTGCGTTCGTATGATGATTACAAGGCTATTGTTGAATATAACAAAAAGAAAAAAGCTTCTAATTAATCAAGGTATTTATCTAATTCTTCTTTGGAAATAAGAACTGGATCTTGTTTAAAACAAGGGTATCCATCTATTAATTCAAGTAAAAAAAAATCAGTAGATTCTTTTTTACTGTAATCGGTAATAAATGTGAAATAATTTTTCACAAAAGAAGAGTTTCCATTAGATAGTTTCACATATCCGGCGACTTTGTATTCACCTGTTCTGATTATTGAAATTGTTTTATCTCCAATATTTGTTTGGACGGTAAATAATTTATTTAAATAATTGTTAATATCACACATTTTACTTATTTTATATTAATATATAATCTGTTTATAAAAAAATCACTTTTTTTAGTAATTATGTTATGTTCTCTTTTTGGTTCATAATATTTGAGAATTCTTTGGGTGTAAACATACGTTTTTTGATAAAATCGTGATTTTTAATCTTTTTGATAATAACTTTTTCTTGTTCCAATAAAAAATGTTTGATGACATGATTTTTGACCATTTCTTCGCTTTTATGTTCTAAAATTGTCCAAATATTGTTTGAAATAATAAGATAATAGAATAAGTAAAAATCTCCTTCTTCGTCTACTGCTTCTTCTTTCTTTTTGTTATTGCTATCTTTCTTTTTGGAATGATGTTTTTTTTTTGTGGATGAGATAATCGATAGAATTAAAAAATCATTTTTTTTATTTTCTCAGTTATTTATATAATGTTTTTAAGAAAAAATCGAATGGGTAGAGTAAAAAAAACAGTTGGAAGAGATGGTAAATTATATTATTTCCAAAATGGCAAGAGAGTGGCAAAACCTAAACGTGGAGGTGCTAAACCAATATTTCAATGGTTTTTCCATGGCGGTAGATCTTATAAATTTGACGAGGGAGATAATGATTTTTTGAATCAACAGTTTATGATAAATGGTCCAAAAATTGATTTTGAAATGAAAATACATGGTCAACATTA